TTCGCGATCGCGTCGGCCGTCTGCTTGCGCAGCGTATCGAGGTTATCGACCTCACCGCTCTGCTTGTTGAGCAACTCGGAGATGACGCGCAGCTCCACCAGGAGGTCGTTGCCGGCATCGGCAAGCCCCTTGGGGCCGCTCGCCGGTACATAACTGATCATCTAGCCCCCCATCATCTGCGGCACCGGGCCGCCCATGGCCATGCTGGCGGGTCCGGCGCCGCCGCCGCCGAGAGCGAGAGGCGCCATGCCGGGCGGCGGCGCACCCATGGCGGCCAGTGGACCCTTCGGCTTGGCGGCCTGGGCAATCATCTGCTGCATGGCGGCGGGGTTCATCTCCTCGCCTTTGGTCCCGAATATCGGCGCGATGGCGCGAATGGCATTGATGACGGCGTTATACTTCTTGTCACCCACCTGAAATGCTGAGAGCGCATCGTGCAGCGCCGGCAGCGCCACGGCTTTTATCTTCGCTTCGGCCGCGGCTTGGTTGCCCGAGCCGTCGCCCGCGCTGGTCATGGGCGAAGCGCCGGGCCCTGACGGGCCGCCCTGTGGATTGCCTGGCATGACCGGACGCCCCGGCAGGCGGCCGCCGCTCGTCATCGGCGGAACGGATGGAATGGCAGGAGGCATCTGCTTGCTGCGCCTTGATAAACCGGCGCAAACCTAGGACGCTGATTGTTTATTGAAAAGTAACTGGTCAATCTCGACCAATAAAAAGGCCTCCCTGGAGAGGCCAAGTTTTCCGAGGAAGGAGTAGTTGCTGTGCGCTTGGACGGAGTGTCTTGAAACCTTACCTGCGGCCGCGACGGCCACGACGATGACGACGTGCCATGAGAGCCTCCCTTGGTTGCCCGTGCCGCTGGCTAGGACGGCCGGGTGGATTGGACTGCTGACGCTGTTGTTCTAACCCTGCCGGCACAGTTGTTCCAGACGCTGGTCAATTGCCGCCGACGTTCTGGAACGTCACCACCGTCAAGGCGGTGTTGAAGGTGACGATGTAGTCGACGAACTTGCCGGCCGCGATGGTGCCGGCGCTGCCGCCGGTGACGATGGCAACACTCGCATCTGGGGCAGTCAGGGTGATGGTGTTTGAACTGGTGTTGCGAACCCGCAGGCTGTAGGAAAAGTTGGCCCAGGCAGTGACAATGATGGGGTAGAAGTCATCGATAAGTTGGGCGCAGGTGCGGGTGGTGACAGTGGTGGCGCCCGCGTTGCCGGCGCTGGTGTACTCGACAACGCAATACTGCGCTCCCGACATGTCGAATTTCTTGGCGATGACGGGACCGGCGTTGCCATTGCGGCTGTACTGCGACGGCTGCAGGCCCGCGGCCGCAATAACCACCTTCTGGGCGTCGGCATTGGCGGTTTGCTCGGTGATGGCGAGGTTGGGGTTGAGGTCGAAGAACACCCCCTGCATGCCGTCGCCAGCATAGAGGGTGCCGGAAGCGCCGCCGGTCCAGTCCACATCGGTGAAACGCAGCACGCCGGAAACGGCTTTGACCGAATAGTTGAGGCTGGTGGGGTCGAGCGGGTTTCTCAATACGCCGTGCTGGCCATAGTTGATGCGGCCACCGATAATCATGCCCTGGATTGAGTTGCTGGTGCCGCCGAGCGGGTCGTACAGGATGGCAGTGCCGCAGTCGTTCACGTCACCACACACCCAGCGGAAGTCGGTCGGCACATTGACGCCATCATAGTCGATCTGCAGGCCGACCGGGATCGGGTCGTTGATGACGCCGGAGCCGGACCCCTCATAGCCGCAGTTGACGAACTTGCCGGAGGTCGAGCGCACCCGGTAGCCGATGTCCCAACCGTGGGAAAAACAATTCTGGACCTGGACGGCATCGCAGTTGGTGACGCCGTAGCCGAAGCCCATGTTCTGCAGGAGCGCGAACACGCCGGCCGGCCCGGTGGTCCAGTCGTAGCCGCCCGCGCTGAAGGTGCTGCCGTTGAGCAGGAGGTTGTGGACATCCACGACGGTGATGGGCCAGCGGCCGTTGGTGCTCTGCGCCGCGCTGCCCTGCATGCCGGTGATGAGCACCTGGTTGCCGGTGGCAAACGGGTGCAGCTGGGTGGTGCTTATCTGCACCTGACCACCGGAGCCGCTCGAGACGCCCGATATCTGCCACAGCCGGTTCTGGTTGGCCGGGGTGCCCCAGGAACTCCCCGGCACGCCGTTGGGAAGGGTGGCAAAGCAGTAGGTCTTGTGGTGACAGTTGGAGAGGCGCAGCGTGTCGCCGACGTTCTGGATATCGAAAGCGTTGGTGCAGTCGCACTTAACACCTTCTATCCACAGGCGGGGACCATTGACGCACTTGATGCCGGTCGAGAAGCCGATGATAAAAACGTCGCGGATGCACACGTCATTGGCGGAAAGGCTCGGGTTGCTGGCCGACTGCGCCACCTGCACGGCAATGCCGGTGCGGGCGGCGATCTCGAGATAGGCGTTCTGCACGGTCGTCGAGGTGATGAGGCCCTGGCGGTGGATGTTGAAACCGAACAGGTTGCAGCCGCGCTGTGCGAAGATGGTGTAGGCGCCATTGAGGACGATGGTGGGGGAGAGCTGGCTGAAGTCGCCGGCCTGCGGCATCGAAGGCGCCACCCAGGTAATCATCGAGGTGAACTGCGGCATGATGATATTGCCGCTGCTGACCTGAATGCGACCGTGCAGACAGAGTGCGCCGCCGGACGGAAGTGCATTGAGAGCGGCCTGCAGGCGGGCAGTGTCATCGCCGCCGGACGGGCCGAACGCCACGATGGTATTGTTGCCCCACGAGCTCGCAGCGCCGCCGCCCGAGGAATAGCCGGCGGTCCAGGGATCCGGCAGATACCTGGTCATGCGGCCCTGCGCGGCTTGCTGCCTTCCTTGTCGCCCGCCATTGCCTTCATCTGCGCCTGCTGCTGCTCGGCCTTCACCCGCTTGCGCAGCGCGTGGATGATGGCATCGGCATTGGGCGGATCGAGCATGCGGACCAGCATTTCGCGGTCGATGGCCTGCGCCTTGAACAGGCCGGCAGCGTCTTCCTTGGACTCGTCGGCGAACAGTGGACTGTGGCTGTGACCGCTGACCCGTATCTTGAGGTGTTTTTCCGCCACCAGGGCCGGCACCAGGATCTGCTGGGCGTCGGTGGTGATCCTGTTCTCCGAATTGCGCTGCAGGAGCTTGATGCCGAGATCTGCGAGCTTCACGAGGCTCGGCTCGAGGCCAACCGCAATCTTGCGGATGCGGCCGGAGCCGGTCATGGCCAGGTTCTTGGCATGCTGGGCGCCACGGACACCCTGCGAGCCCTTGCCGACGACGGTCTCGGTGAGGCCTGAGGCTTCCAGGAATATCTGCCCGATCTCGGTAAACTCACGAAACAGATCTTCCGGCATCTGCGGCTGCAGGCGATCGACCTTGGCGCCCGGCACCTGGTCGAGCACCCAGGATCCGGGACCGCCGAGCGCGGATGCCTTCTCGTCGGTCAATCCCATGAAACCGGAGAAGACCTTGGCGGGGTCAACCTGCTGCTCCAGGATATCGGCTATCTGCTGCAGGCGCTCATTGGTCCAGACCTGCAGGGGGATGAGGCGGTCGGCGTGGCTCTCACCCCAGAAGAAGTTGTAGAGCCGGTAGGGGGCGACGTGGACATAGGGGTGCTCGCCTGGAAGGAAGGTGTTGCTTTCGGACTTGTAGCGCTCGGCGCCGTCCGGGTCGGCCTTGGCCATGGCGGCGACGGTCTCGCGGCTGTCGCTGAGCACGCCCTCGATGCCGTCCATGCAAGTGAAGGTGGCGTAATCCTCGGTGACATCGTCCCACACCCAGACCTCGTGGCAGCGGACGGTAGGGTTTTCCGAGCGCGGCTCATAGGAGGCACGCGGCTCGTAGTCAACGCTGGCGCGGCCGGAGATGGTGCCGGCCAGGTTGGGGCCGCCGGTGGCATTGATGATGAGGTTGGCCAGCACCGGCGGCATGGTATCGCTGATGGTGCCGGCGGAAGCCGACAAGTTCTTGATCTGGGAGCGCAGGCCGGCGCGGAGCAGACGCAATACCGCGTTGTCCCAGTCGAGATAGAAGCTGTGGACGAACGCCTGCTGGCTGTCGAGGTCGGGCTGCGCCTCGTCGTAGACGGCAAAATCGGCCGGGGAGAACAGCGAGGCAGTCAGGTCGTCGCGCTCGTCGTTCCACGAGAGCTTCATCAGCATGGAATCGTAGACCAGGGACCACAGGATGGCCTCGGCGTACTGGTAGGCGATGCCGCTGTCGCGAAACAAGTCGTTCCATTCCTCCTCGAGGGCACTGATTTGCGCCACGGTGGCGTCGTCGGCATTGCGCGGGGCGGCGACGTTGTAGCGGCAGTGGTCGGCGGCGTAGAGGAATGATGCCACCAGGTCGAGATGCGCCTGCAGGCGATTGTACTTGACCTCGACGGTGTGGTCGGCGGTGCCAAATTGGAAATAGCGCTTGCGGCGCAGGTACAGGCTGTCGCGTTCCTGCTTGGACGCGAGGCAGATATCCTTGATCTCGAGGATTTTCTCGTCTCGCTGCTTGACGACGCGGGGGATGATCATGCCGGCAGGGTAGCCAGCAACAAGCAAGGCGCAATCCCACGGTCAATTTCGACCAGCTAGCCGCGGTGGCGGCCCTCGTAGCGAGTGCGCGAGAACACGGTCGGCGGCTTGAAGGTCTTGCCGGGCGCAGGCGGCGGAAGGGAAGCAACGGTTGCCGCCGTCACCGGGACGGTGCCGCAATAGAATTGCGGGTTGCCGTTGCGGTCGACCGGGATGCCACTGGGCGTCATGGTAAGGCCGGCGCCCAGGGTGGGGTTGACGCGGGGCGCCATGCGCTCGCCCCGCACCGGGGAGGCATAATTCTTATCCCCCTGCACGGCCACCACCTCGGCGACGGTGGCATCGACCTTGCGGGTGGCCTCGCTCCTGATCGCGAACGGCCGCGGCAGCCATTTGACCTTGGTGCCGCCGCAGCGCGGGCATGGCGGCTGCTCGCCCTCGACCGTGAACTCAAGGACGCAGTGGCGATTCAAGCAAATCCAGGTCCTACGGGCCGGCATTTCCGCCTCCGGGATTGGAATGATCGGCCGGCCAGCCGTTGCAGTGGGCGAGCTCGTGCGTGCGCAGCTCGTCCTGGTCGCGCTGGGAGATCCACCAGCCGTTGACCTCCGGGAGAACGATGAGGCACCAGATGCCGGCATCGTGCTTGGCGCAGCCGTAGATTATGTCCAGCTTGCTGGGCTTGGAGCCGAGCGCAATGCACCGGGCGCGTAGCGCCTCGAGCGAGAGGATTTCGACGGAGAGGTTACCGGCATAGGCGTGGTCGTAGATGGCGGGGGGCGGCAGGATGTCAAGCATGGGATGCTCCTGGTTGGTGGTTGAGTCAGCGATCGTCGTCGGCGTATTCCTCGAAGCGGGCACGCAGGGGGTCCTTGGAGCGGCGGGATTTCTGGTGATAGGCAAACCGCGGCAACTGCTTGAACTTGCCGACGACCTCGTACTTGGAGCCGCCGACGAACGTCTTGCGGCCGTAGCGGCGCCAGCGCAGGCCTTCCTCCACGCATTTGATACCGTAGGTGATGCACTGGATGGTGCGCGGCGAGCTTTCCATCTTGTCGGCCAGCAGGTTGTGCAGATCCTTGTAGGTTATCCCGACAAACTCGCAGAAGCGCCGGTAGGGGACCTGGCGGGTGCCGTGCAGGTCGCGGTTTTCCCTGAACTCCGGGTCGTACTTGAAGCGCCGGAACCAGCGCCGGATCTCGTCAACCGTCATGACACATCATGCCGCCTTAGCATGCCGTGAATAGAATGGGCGCGCTCTTGCAGAGCTTCAATCGACATCGACGCACAGCCTAGTGGCCACTCTGCGCTGCTCCGGCAAGCCGGGATATCGAGAGGGGAAGCCCTATAACTTCCCACGGGGGGCCTTGCGAGCCGTACCCACGCCCTCTGGTATTGAATGTCTGATGACAAAACTTATACCAGCCCCTTGCTGACAGGACAGTAGGCGCTTCGGGCTCCGCCGCGCCTACTGTCCGGTCTGCCAGGGGCAGGGGTAAGGTTTGTAATCAGACATTAAATACCAG